TGCTGTCGCGCAGTGTTCCCGTCTTCACCGGTACTTGGCGCTTGGCCTCCGCAACAATCGGCTGCGCTGCCTTATCGAGCGTGCGCTTGAGGACGTTTCGAGCCGTAGACTTCGGGAGCATTCCCAGCGCCCGGTCCAATTCCCGCAGCCCGGAAACTGAAACCATCACGCTCATGGCGTTTCCGCCCGAGCGGTCGCGGTGACTTCAATGTACTCGTTACGGCCTATCAGCTTGACGCCGTTTATATCGTACTCGCGCCCGTTAAACGTCAGCCGGTCGCGGGGGTCTACGGTCGCCGTTGTGGTTGACCACCGGATTGTGAACCGGTTCTGCATGTTTGCCAGCGTCTCGCCTGCCCGCATGCGCTCGGCGTCGTTAACCGGCACCATCTGCGCCCAGACGGTCGCCAGCGTGGCCCAGGAATAGACGGGCTCGTTGAAACCGTTAACGGTCGAGGTTGCCCGGGTGAGGACAATCCTGCGGTCAAGTCGGCCCGCGTCCACTAGATGGCACTTCTACGAAATGGCGCAATCAAAGCGTCAACCGTAAACGGAATAATGCTGGTTATGTTGCCGATGTTGACGGTTGCGCGGTTTTCGTACCAGTGACCGACGAGGAGAAGAACAGCCTGGCGGATCGGCATCGGGACGTTTGCAGCAGCGGCACCGTAGCCTGCGGTCCAAGTCACGCGAACAGCGTCTGGCCGTGTGTAGGTCGCGGGCCACGATTGATTTTCCTTGCGCCCAATGAATGGGCCACTTGTGTCGGACAGCGAGGTGTAGACTGTATCAACCAGAGTCTGCTGGGTGTTGTTTACGTCGTAATAAGTCACGGACAGCACCGAGATCAGATCGCCAAGAGGCAACCGCATTACGTCCTCGAATGCCTTGAAGTCAGCCCGCCACGTCTGCGTTGTTAACGCCCGCCCGAGGATGCCGGAATAGCCGTCGAGGTAAGAGACTGCGGCTGTAATTAGATTAGAGATCAGCGTGTCTTCGTCATTGCCGTCCACCCGACAATGTAGCTTCGCCTCTGACAGAGTAACAATCGTGGCGGAAGCGTCTACGGTGCGGACGGGTGCAAGCATTGTCAGCGGTCCCTGATCTCGTCGGCTGCGCCCAGGCTGACGAGCCGCTTGGCTTCGTCCTGATCGACTGCAACTATGTCACCGGGGCCGGGATTGCCGGGGAACCCGCTGTAGATACATTTGAGGCGCACCGATACAGTGTCAGGCGCGGCCTTTGTGGTCGGTGTCTTTGCCATTTAGATCATGTCCTGTGAAAGGATACGGGCGGCAATTTGTGCCGCCCGTTCTGTGTTGTTGAATTTAGGAAGCGGCGTTGACAAAGAGCTTCACAGCCGCAGTGTCGAGGAGGTTTCCGCCGGTACGCATCCAGCCGAGGAACCCGACCTGACCGAGCTTCGTGTAGGCGCTGTCCGTGAAGCGGAAGAGGGTCACTTCCATAGCATCGCGGATGTAGTACGAAGCAAGGTCGCCGAACACCATCGACTTGGCACTTGCGGCCATGACGGCAACGTCCTGGTTCACGACGATCGGATAACCGCAAAGGGTATCCGGTGCACCGCCGGGGACTCCGACTTCGTAACCAGGCACAAAGAGCGGACGAGACTGCCCGTCCTTAACCTTGCGGATCACCTTGACCGATGCGTCGTTCATCATAAACGTGCAGCGGCGGGCGCGATAAGCAGGATCAACCGAGTGGATCAGGTCAATGATGCTGTCGTAGGTGATCGCAGTAACCTGCGAGCTAGAGTTCGCAGCGGTCACGCCGGTAGAGGCGGCGGTCACGATGCCGTTCGGCTGGCCCGAGCCGGTGCCGACCGTATAGCCGGTGTTGGTGATGCGACCGAGGCGAGCCGCAAGGCGGCCAGCAACGAAGGCTTCAATGTCGATGGTGCTGTCCTGAAGCAGTTCATACGGAACCGCAACAATCTTGGACGAAGCCTTGAACACGTTCAACGCGACAGTGCCAAACGAAGGATCGGCACCGGTTGCGGTGACGTTCTGCGCGATCCACTCGCCAACTTCCGCCGTGCCGTCCGAGGTCGGGAAGGACAGGGGATTGCCCTGCGCGGTCTGAAGGATGGTCGAGGTTGCACGCATGCCGCCGAACTCTTTGAGAGCGTCGATCAGCGTGGCCGCCACGTTGCTCTGGACGGTATACCCGCCTTCGCCAACCGTGGTCGTGGACATGGTGTTCTTGATATAGGACCAATCGTCGTTGCTAATGGCGTTGTCACCACCGCGAAGCCACTTGGCATAGAGCTCGTTGTCGCGTGACTTCTTGTCCTTGCCGATACGCTCGGCAGCAACGATCACGTTGTCCTTGAGGGCGTCCTCGGCGACCTTGGCGTTCACGTCATTGACGCGCTTGATCTGGGCGTCGATGGCGTCGATCTCAAGCATGCCAGCGTCATAGATCGGCTGGTCTACTTCAGGCTTCCAATCGGCCTTAGAAACAATTTCACTCAGCGACTTGGCCTTGGCCGCGCGCTGTTCACGCAAGTTCTGGATGCTCATTAGGGTCTCCTTTGAGAGCATTTGGGCCACGCCCTGGCCCAGAGGTCTGTCTCAGCGCGCGTGCGCTAGGCAGCAGCTTCGAGTAACCGGGCGGCATGACGCCGCTGGCGGTTCTCAATTTCCTTTTGATTATAGTCTTCCGGTGCCATTGACGGATCGCCCGACATGACCTCAACGGTTTCAGTCTCAACCTCGGTGCAGACTTCCGACGTTTCCGTAACCGTCGTGGTGCGGATCACAGTCGGGACGCCCACGACAGCCTTGGGCGCGTTCGTGAAGGCGCTTAAATCCCAAGCCGCCGAAGCCTTGGCAGACGGTGTCGCCTCTGCCACGGAGTTCGCCAGCCCGGCGGCGACGGCCTCCTCTGGCGTGAACCATGTCTCGGCGTCCATCATCACGGCAAACGCATTTGCGTTGCCACCGCTCTTTGCGGCGTAGCCTTGCGAAAGCATGCCATCGACCTTTTCAAGGATCGAAGCGGTGTCTAGAAAATCGTGCCGATCACCGGCAGCCATCGTCCACGCATTGTGGATCATCATCAGCGAGCCCGGTGCCATAACGGTTTGGTCGGCAGTGATCGCCAGCACGGAAGCGGCAGACGCCGCAATGCCATCGACATGCGCAACGATCTGGCCGTTCTTGTATTCCCGCATCGCCTGCGCCATTGCGTTCGCGCCGAACACGTCACCGCCTGGCGAGTTGATCCGCAAATGAACGTCGCCGGTCATGCCCTTGAGTGCGTCAATAAACGGCTTGGGCGAAATGCCGCCAAACCATTCTGCCTCTATGTCGCTGCCGACGATAACGTCATAGATATAGATCGTGTTGGCTTCGGCGACGAAAGCGCCACGCTTGGCATTTGAGCCCAGCAGCTTTATGAGGTTAGAGATACGGTTCATGGCGTCACCTGTTCAGGGGCTGGTGGTGAAGCAACGGTGGCGGCAAAGTTCAGCACGCCGTCTGCTTCCTTTTTCATATTGAGGCGCTGGCGCACTTCGCGTGAGGACATAAAGCCCGGTTCGCCCGCGCGCCCGATGGCGATGCGATAAGCCTCGAACTGCGATTTCATGTCAGCGCGTTCCAGATCGTGCGTGTCGAACTCAACGCGCTTGGAGTAATTGCGGAACAGTTTCCGGTTGAACTCTGTCTCGAACTTGTTGAGGTGCTGGCGAAGCGTGAAACGGACAAAGCCAATGCCCATCGACTCCACGCCCGAACCCCAGCTTGTGGTCTTGTCGTTCGCGCCGATCATAAAGGGCGGCACACCATAGATGCGGGCGATGTCCTCGATCTGGAACTGCCGCATTGCGACAAGCTGCATATCCTCGATGGGCATGGTGATCGTCTTGATGTCGAGGCCGCCGTGAAGGACCATTGGCCGGAACGCCTTGTCGGGACCGCGATGGCTCTCATCCAGCTGCGAGCGCATCGCGTCGATGGCTTCTTTGCTCAGGCTCTTCTCGGTTGTCAGCGCGTAATCAGCCCGCGCTGAATTGGCAAAGAAGCTGGCCGCGAAGTCTTGCGTTGCAAGCGAGATCGCGCCGGTCGTTCTTAGGGCGTAACGCAGCGGCGACAACCCACGGAAGCCATTGAAGCCAAAACCAGCAACGTGGATTATATCGTCCTGATCGTAGACAACCGTTGGGCCAGGCACCCCGGTCTCGGGCGAAACGCTATAGACCAGCCGGTCGGTGGAATAGTTCAGCGCGACTGATACGCGGATGGGATGGACGGGGCGGATGCCCATCGGCATGCTGTCGGGCTTCCGAAGGATGATTGCGAACGCGTCGCCGTGCATAAGCAGCGACTGCGCCATAAACTCCCAGCCCGACGAGGCCGCCCAGCGTGGCGTCATTTCCTCGTTCAGAACCCACCACAGCGGATCGTTGTACATCCGGTCGCGCTCGCCCTCGGCGTTTACGCGAAAGACGTGCATGGGCAGACCGGCAATCGCGCCAGCGATAAGGTTTACCGAGGCATAGATCGCTGAGATCGTAAAGGCGCTGTCTTCGGTGGGCACTGACAGCGCAGGGACGGAGCCGAAGAAATCACTGTAGCCGGGCGAGCCCTGCGTCATGGAAGTGGTAGTTGTGGCATTCTGCACGGGTGTCGCCGTCTTGCCCCCGAGCCATGCCGGGATATAGTCTCGGATGCTCATAAGAAAACGATCTCCGGTAAAGGTTCGGCAGCGCCCTGCAAGTCGCGGGCCTTGAGCCCTATTGCCATTGCCGCAGCCACCGCACCGTCGATGCGAAACCGCGTCTTTGACTTGTCCAGTTTACGATTGCCTGCAGGGTCTGTGACCGCAACGGCATTTGAAAAACAGAAGCCCAGAACGGGGTTGCCGTCGTGGGCGAAGCGGCGTTCGATCACCGACACCTCGAGGGCGTCGATGGCCGGTGCCATGTCCTTGAACCCTTGTCCGAACGGAACCAAGCGGAGGCCAGAACGGCCCTCGTCCTTGCCATCCACGAACGAGGCCAGCCCGACGCCGTCCAGTTCTCGGATCAGGTTGTCGATGCGCCAGCGGTCATACGCCACGCCGCGTACTTCATAGTCGCCCGCGATCTCGGCTACTGCGCGGGCAACGAACCCGTAATCAATAGCCCTGCCCTGCGGCGCGTCGATCCAGCCGTCCTTGACCCACTGCCCATATGGCGCTCGGTCGCGGTGTTCGTGGTCGCGGATCAGGTCGCCGGGTTTCCAGAACCAAGCCTTGATCCGGTCGCCGTTCTCGGCACTCACCGCCACCAAGGCCGTGAGGTCGGTGGTCGAAGACAAGTCAAGACCGAGATAGATCGGCTCGCCGTGCGTCAGTGTTTCGTCCACTTTGCAGGCTGTCCATTCCGACCGCGCGATGAGCGGCGACTGCGCGTCAACTCGTTGGTTGAGGTAGTGATTCCTAAACGTCGCCTCGAAGCTCGGCATGCGAGCCGCACGAAGCGCCATTGTCCGCATGTCATCGAGGCTTCGAAAGTCGCCAAGCGCCGGGTTCGCAGCTTTCCAAGTGGCTTCGTCGAATACGTCTTCGACATCATCCGGCACCGCATACAGGTGTGTGACCGTGGTCGGATCGTCAGACCGCAGCCCGTCATCAATAAGCTGTGACAGGATATGTTGCGGATCGTTGCTCTGCGTCGAGATAACAACAAACAGCGGCTCCGAACGTGCGCCCATCGAGGTGTCGAGAACGTCATACAGTTCGCGGGTTCGCGCCTGCGCAAGCTCGTCGTAGATCACAACGCTCGGGTTCAGCCCGTGCTTCGAACCCGCCTCCGCAGATATGGCTCGGTAGAACGAACCGTTGGACCGGCACACAATCGTTTTCGTGGATGGCACCACAGTCAACATCGCCGCCAGCTCTGGGTCGGCGCGGATGATCTGTTCCGCGACCTTGAAGATAATGCCCGCTTGCTTTTGCTCAGTGGCCGCCGAATAGATTTCCCCGTTTGGGATCGCTTCCGGTCCGACGAGGTGGGCGATGCACAACGCCGCAATGATAGCAGACTTGCCGTTCTTTCTGGCGACGCTGAACACGGCGCGCCGAACAATGCGTCGCCCTCGATCGTCTACCGGGTCATAGACATCACGGATGAAACTCTTTTGCCATTCGCGCAGCTTGAACGGTCCAC